TTCCTTCAGAATTTCCAAACTTTTCTATGTATTTATTTAAAACAAATGTAGGCATTTCTACAGGTAAAAGGTTTTCTAACCATGTATCTGCAGTTTTAGGCCCTACTTTAGGGATCCCAGTAATACCATCTGTAGAGTCACCCATTAATACTTGTTTCCATAAAAAACGTAGGGATTCACTCTCATCTACAGCTATAAATTCACCTTTACCATAGTTATAATTAGATACTTTGTTTTGATATAACACATCCTTGTCAGGACTACATATAATAGTCTTAATAGGATCATGATACACTGATACTAAGTCATCTGCTTCTAGTTCCGGTATAAATGTAAACTTCCAGTGTTGTTTTAAATACTCTTTAATTGCAGGGAATATAATTGGTAATGCATCTCGTTTTCTATTATGTTTGTAGGGTTTTGTAGTTGCTATATTATATCTAAAGCATTTACCTTGTGTTAGAAAACCGGCATAGTGTTTACATCCTGTAATATTTAACATTTGATTAATTCTCATGTCAATACCTGCTAGTGCTTCTTCTAGTGTGTCTTTTTTCATCTCATAATAGATTAAACTATCACCATCTATTAGAGCTATCATATCGTCTCTCTTGACGCCTTCTCTTGTCATATTTTAAATTTTAGGGTATCGATATAAAGGGGAGCAGTATCTTCTGTGAGGTCTGTTACTCCCCCTATATCTTACCAATTAAACACTAGCTACAGAGCGTTTAGCTCAGCAACTTCCTTGTCACTTTGAGCTTTTTTATCAGCTCGCTCCTGTACAGCTTGGGATCTCATATCGTCCCACTCTGCATCTGTCATAGCTGCGTAACTAGAGCTATGGTAAATAGATCCATTCACACCTACTAAGGAAGAATGAACAAAGTATTGCTTACATCTAATAGCGCCGTCTTCATCACAAGGCACAGCCCCGATATGCATAGGATCTACAAAGATGTTGTGAATCTCTCCACTATAAAAAGCAATATACTTTAACCCGCCGATGTGAAGCCCCTTAACGCATGACGTCGTATCATTTACGTTAACCTGGCTCCAATCAGCAAGTCTGTGAGTACAACCCACTCTGATAAAATGTTGTGGCTTTGCATAACCATTTGGGCCCTCGCAAAAGAATGCATCCCCACTGTTACCCATAACCGCGGGTTCAAATAGTCTATCTTCTACGTGTTCTGGTAAGCCATCACCTTCTATCTCACCGGTGTCAACATTGAACGTTCTTTTATAACGATCTTCTTGTTCACCAGTTTCTGAATTAAACTTATGCAGCACTTCTCTAGAGACCTTGTAACCATTTAGTAATCCCTCATGGGTGATTTTCATTTGGTACATTGTTGCTCTTTTGTTAGCCGCATCTTCGCTTAATCCATGATTTTCCATAAGATCTTCTTTATGTTTAGGATGCACATATTGCATATTAACAAAATTAAAGAATCTATTACAGAAATCTTCTCCATGACCTTGCTTCATCTTTCTCCACAAGATTGGATTTCTCAACCAACGTGTCCACATTTTTACCAAAGGCATAAAGTCTAACTCTTTATCTAAAGAGTCAAAGATTCTGTCTACAAGCGCTTGTGGCATAGGTATACTAGATACTACACCTTCGTGCTTAAGAAAGAACTCTCCTGTTCCTTTGTTTACATGTACATACGGACATTTGGTTTCGATTGTCTTTGTGTAATCTACTATAGTTAACGTTTCAAAAGCTTTTATCAACTCATTGTAGTTTTCCATAGTTGTTACACTGTTTGCTTGCTGAGCAAGCTCTTGCATTTGATCATACAGCTCTTTGCTGTACTCTACTGTGAATGGGTGCTCCCCATAATTACCACAGATTTTATCTTCTATTACATTAATTGTTATCATATTATCTATTTAATTGGTTAAAAAATGTACCTTATAGTATTCCAAGGTACTTTACTTTCGTGTATTTGTCTAAATTGTTTAATATATTCAGACTTCTGTCCAAGTTTGTATCGTATATTTTCTCCACCATACTGTGACTTTTTTATTTCTTGCTTATCAAGAACCCATAGATCTACTTCTGTCTCTGGATGTCTGTCTAAGTTTACAGTATGCTTTTTAAAGTTATGTGTCAAAAATATACACTCTGATAAAACTTGATCTTTGTAGCCAACATAATCATTCATCATATCAAATATATACTCATAGTCTTGTAACCAACCATCGTATACAATAATAGGACTGTAATTTACATGTACATCATAGCCTGCTTCTATAAAGGCATCGATAGCTTTTATCCTATCAATGATCTTAGTAGTTCCTGGCTCATGTAAATCTGATTTATGTTGTGGCATTAGACTAAATCTAATACGTATTTTACCTTTAGGATCAAAGTTAATTAGCATTGGGTTTACAAACTTAGTTGCAAAACTACCCATAGCTACAGGATGATCTCTAAAGAATTCAAATATTCTTTCCCAGTCATGATACTTAGCATGCAATGCAAAATCTTCATTGCAGCTAATATCATAAGTGGTAAATTCTGGATGCGTCTGATTAGGTTTGTCTACTGGTGTAAAGTATGCATGATTATTAACTTCTGTCAATATATCACCCGTGTTTACAGCAACAGACAAACCTTTATCTTTGTGACGTTTCATATAACAGTAAGAACAATTATACAAACAGCCATAACCAAAACTAGGAGAAATAAAATCCGTCGACCTACCAGAGGGACGGATCTTAAAAGTCTTTCTAATGTCTTTAGTTATTAGCTTTCCCATGTTTCTCTAGATTTAGCTCTTAGATAAACTCTAACTTCTTTCTCAAGTTCAGAGGACATTGTACAGTCTCTGTTCTCAAGACACATTAGCTCATCTAGTAGCGGTTTAACTTCTTCTGCAAATTCTACTATATTATCATACTTAGCTAATATAGTCAAATCAGCAGCTTTAGCCTCACTAATATCTGATAAAACAAACAGTTCTTTAGACTTTTGCGCTATCAAATCTTCATCATCACACTGTGTTATAAACTTTTGAAATTCAAATACTTTATCCATATGTTCAACTATAGCTGGTGCTATCTCTGCAACTCTTTTGTATTCATAATATGAATAATTATCATTCCTCAAATCCATGAGTTCGCAATAATCTTCTTGTAATGTAGGGTGTATACATTTAAGTCCCTGCAGAAATTTAAAGTTATTTATCTTTTCTAGTTTATGTGCTGTGTAATATTTAATAAGTGAATTGTCCATAGTATATCCATTGTTATCTGTTAGTTGTAAAAATAGTTCATCGATGTGTTTGACATTAGGGTTTTGTGTAATAAACTTAACCTTATTTTGACTAACACGTATCAGCTGTGGTGTGTCCCATCCTTGTACAGGATTAACTGCCCAGTCATAATACTGACCTTTATTATCCCATTTCATAAATCTAACAGGAGGATGCTCATACCAAAAGATAGGGTAATTTGGAGCTTCTCTTTGATTACCATTATCAGACCATCCAGCTTCTGGATAAACTTCTTTAAAATGTGGAGCAACGTTTTTAAGTAATAAAGCAGCTGCTCTCATTTTACCTTCGTCTTCTTTAGTACAATAATAAATACGAGTAGAACTAGACATAAGATCTTTAGCTTTAGGTTCTATCTTTTCTAAAGTTAAGTTATCTTCTTTTAAGTGATCCCACCTAAGAGTATATGCTACCATTCTTTTCTCTATCTCACGTCTATCTACAGCTGAAAGATTAGTAAACTTAGACTTTTCTTCGTCTTCTGCTTCTATTTCTTTACACTCTACAATAAAATCTTCTGGTACTTCTACACTATCATAGTTTTTATACCACTCAGATTTAGTAATAAAGTTTAGAATAGCAGTTCTTTTAGCACTTACTCTAGCTTTATCTTTTAAGAGCAACATCTGCGCATCAGTTGTACCTGCTTTAAGTATATCCTCACGATAAAACTCATCAAGATCTACTAAGCTATAAGTACAAACTTTATTCTTATCAGCATGTTCTTGGCCTAGTTGTCTTAGATAAACATCTTTATACTTACTAAATTGCTCTTCTCTAGCATAAAAATGTTTAGCATCAAAACTGTGCCAATCTTTTACAGGCTCACGCTCTATAGCATTAGCTAGCCTAAAAGGTCTCATAAGTTTTAAACCTTCAAATAGCTTAGTTATATGACTATATTTAATTCTAGGATCAGGGCCAAACTTAGGCTTAATCTCATTTTTATCAATAATACGTGCAATTCTAGATAGTATTCTATCATCAGTGTCTCCAGCTATAATAGATCTACATTTATCAATCCACTTTAAGAAATCAGTCTCTTCTAGCTGTTTCTCTACCATTTCACTAGCTTCTTCTGCAGCTGATTTAATTACACTTTTAATGTAATTTTTAGTTGATTCATTCCATATAACTTTCTCACGAGATGGAGTAACATCTACACCCTCCTGTAATACAGTCTCAGTTCCGTCTTCATTAGTAACTACTTGTCTAGCTGGACATTTGAAAGCAACACAACCATACATCTGCTCCATTTCTAGTTCTTTAAAATCAATATAACCATAGTTAATACCTGTAGAAGCTTCTTTGTCTTTTACAAGAACAATGTGAGGCTTACTAAAATAATAACTGTCACCAACAATTATATTCTTAGAGTTATATAATACCTCAGTTTTAAAATTAACATCCCTTGGATATTCATCTTCGTCTATAATTTTAAAATTAACGTTATCAAAGTACATCAGCTGCTCTTCAATAGCTTCTTCAAACTTATTTCTGTTATGGCGTTTTACACCAAAGGATACAGTAGTTTGATTTACTTCATTAGAGTATTCATAATATACTTTAGTACCATCACTGAAAGTTATAAATTGATTTTGCATGCCTGTTTTTACATTAAAAGCTGGTATAATAAAATCAGTCTTGTAATTATAACAGTTACATTTAAATCTCATACCATTATATATAGTCTCTATAGTATAGAAATCTACACCGGTTGATAGCGCAGCTTTTGCACCAAGACCAAAGGCACCAAAGTTCTCACTGGTATTTCTTTTGGTAGAATAGCCTAGTTCTAATATACCCTCTAGTCTTCTACTACCTATACCTACGCCGTAGTCAGTAACTGAAAATATATCACAATATCCAAGACCTTCGTTTTGTTTGTATAATAAATCTACATGGTTTTTACCATGTTGTAATGAAGACAACTGATAATAACTAGAATCAAAATTACTATCTTCATACTGCGCACCGTGTCTTTCTATATAGTAGTCTTCAACTTTCTTCTTACCACTCAATATTTCTACAGCCACTTCTTTCTCACGCTGAGAGTCACATGCATTGGTAACAAGTTCTCTAATCGTAGATTGTATTGGCATAGAATACTGTGTAGACTGTAGAATGTCAAACACCATCTTCTCAGCGCCTTTGTTAATTTTCTTTGCTATGCCGGCGCTACCTTGCATAGGCTTATCAATAGTTTTAATACTCATAATTTGTGTTTAATTGGTTTATATTAGTTTCCCATGTCACGCATCTCATCCGCTCGCGCTTCTGCAATGTCGTCTAGCCTTTGATTTCTATATTCATAGTCAACCATAGGCTCATCAAAATGATCTTTACATTTGGGATTGTCACATTGGTACATCTCACACCCGCATGGGAGTGTTACTTCGCTGTATTCATAGCCACAGCAAGGGCTAACATTATTAGCCATAATTTAAAGTGTTTAATTAGTAAATAAAAAGGAAAGAGGGAAGGGCTTTTCAACCGTAATATATTTTATCCCTTTAATGCCCAGTTACGAGATGTATACCATGAGTTACCATGCACATCTCCTGACAATCCAACCTTATAATTGTTTGATTAGTTCTACCACTTCGTCTACTTGCTTTTTATTTCTAGGCATAAATAAAACATAGTGGTGATTGTTATCTTTAAGATGTCTCTTAAATAGTTTCCATCTCAACGGAAAAGACTCATTGGCATAGCCTTTTGTTTCAATGATAAACTTACCATTAGGATCAACAAAATCTGGAGTATAAGTTATAGCCCGTATTTTGCTGCCTTTATTGTATAATTTCTTAGCTGTACCTTCATAACATGCTTGCGGATACACTAAAGGATCAAAGATTGTAAATGTATGCTCTTCATATTGAACGTCAACTTCAGCTTTTTTTAGTTCTTTATAGCAATAAAGTTCTAAATTAGACTGAAATGTTTTACCATCATAGTCACTTTTCTTAGCATTTTTTACTTTACTACGTCCAGGTTTACTTCTAGCTTTTCTCTTCCAGGCCATAGCTCATCACATTTGTTTGGAGGTACCCTTCCAGTCCTCTATTCTTACTCCATATAAAAGCTTGACCACATCTAAGTGTTCCTACATAACCTTGTGTTTTATGCCAAGCATCGTTAGCACAAATAGATGGTATAAATCTAACTTTAGTTCCCATGTATTCATTAAGCATTTCTTTATGCTTATGTCCACAATGTACTTCCCTAACTTTAGATCTACTCCACATAGCAGGTTGTTCTGTAGCAATTAAGAGTGGTAACTCTTGCGCTTTCTCCTTGTCTCCGTGTGTAAACATGATCATGTTTATACCATACTCATAATACTTACGTGTATCTAGACTATTGTCTATGTTAACGTTCTTATTATTATGATATAAAGCATCTAAAACTTCTCCTACATAGAACATACGCTCAAAATCATGATTACCTTGTATTACAACCACATCTACCGGGGCAAACTGTGTTAAATAATCAATTGCTTTTGTAACTAAATGCCAGTATCCTCTAAAAGATTGACGCCATCGCATACTATCTTGTTGAGGTGTGCCTTTAGTTGTAGCTCTACTCATACCTTCTGAATTTAAACCATCATTACCAACCGGTAATAAAA